GGGGCGTCGTCGGTGAGTGAGTCCGTGTTTGCTACTGCTTGTGCAGGAGCGCCACCCGGAGTGGCATCAACTTGCCCGGCGGCAACGGCAGCGAGAGCTGCGGCGTCAGCGGCCAGGGCCGGGGTGGCCCCGCGAAAGGGGTTCACCTTATCAGAAATAGTCTTCGCCGGCTGCTTCTCGTAGGCAGCCATATCCTCTCTCGTAAAAGCCATGGTACGTTACTCCAATTACACGACGTACGCCGTCGCGAGGCGGTTAAGCAACGTGATACTGATTTGATTTCCGCGCGTTTTCAACGAACGGAATGACTTGCAAATTTTCAGGGACGTGCAGGCCACTCACCAGCTCACCAAACAAAGGAATCACATGGTCTACTGACATGCGTATTCCCGTCTCCTGCTGTAGCCGTAAGGCTTCACAGTACTTTTCAGAAATCTTCTCTTCGTTCGCCCATACCGGGGCACGGAGTGCTGCGCCCGCTCGTCGCGCGCTATCGGCGGCAATCTTCTTTTCTGGAAATCGCTGCCGCCAAATCTTAGCGTGCATCCGAGACTTCTCCGGGTTCGCTTTGCGCCAGCGGCTGGAGTATTCAGCCGCTTTGGGGTTTACCCGCGCTGCTGATCGCAGCCGCTCACATTCAACACAGTTGTGCGACTTGGTTCGCGCTGCGCCAACATGTCCGCGCTTACAGATCTTCACGCAGCTTTCTTCGCCGGCTTGGGTTTGGCCTTCGCCATCGCCTTGGCGGCGGTGACCTTAGCCTCATTCAATTTGGTGGCGTGCTTCAGCTCGTGCTCGTGCTTCTCTGCGAGCCGGGCCATGTCGGCCGTGTGCGCTTCGGCCTTGCGGGCCTCCTCACGCGCGTGCTTCTCAGTGGCGCGGCGCTCCTCGGCCTCGTGCTCGCGCTGCGCGCGCTGGTCTTCGGATTCGTGCTCCGAGCGACCCTTCAGCACGCCGGCCACGTGACCCTGGTTCTCGTGCGTCAGATCTTGGCGATGCGTGGCCTCGTTGTGCTGCAACTCCTGCTGGTTCAGCGCCTGCTGGTGCTGGAGTTCGAGCTGCGAGGACGCCTGCTCTCCCGCGTCAGGAATGCCGGCGTGACCGCGCGCGGTGTCGTGAATCTCGCTCGCCAGTTTCATGTTGCCGAGCTGCAGCTTCTCCTGTTCCTTCGGGGCGCTCTGGAGGCGCGAGGCTGCGATGCCGGCGTCCGCCTGCATCTTCTGCGCCTTGGCGGCGAGCAGCGTGGCGTTATCCTGCTGCATCTTCTGCTGCATCTGCTGCTGCGGTGACGGCTGGGCGATGTTCGGGTTCGCGGCCTTCTCGGCCTCCGTCGGCTGCACGAGGCCCTGCTGGATCAGCGGGATCCGCAGGCGGCGCGCCATCTCCTGGGCGTCCGGTGTGTCGATGTTCTTGGCGAGTAGATCCGCGATCATCGGCGCGGTGTTCGGGAGTGCTTCGCTGAACGCGATAAGCGTATCGAGCGCTTCCTGGCGCGCGGTCTGGAACGATGGCCCGATGGTGACTTCGACATCGTACGTCCCCTTAGAGAGATCGTTGACGAGGTCTTCAGTTCCCGCCTGTGCGCCGTTGATGGTGACCATCTTCTCGACGCCGTCGTGTCCGATGATGCGTTCGATGCGCTCTGAATCCATGACCTTCGGGATCATGTCAATCATCATCTCCCACGTCAGCTGCATCGCTGACCGGAAGCCGGAAAGAAATTCGTAGCTGCCCAGGTCGCTGCGCTTCGTGTGCTGCACGAGCGCCTTACCCGAGACACGGTTCATATCTTCCGCGTTACCGAGCGCCGGGTCAAAATATCCGATGGTGGACTGGATGTCCTGAATCGCCATCTGCGCGAGCGCGAGCGCGCCCTGCGGCAGATCCAGAGGCTCCATGCGGTGCGGCATGGTCTCTGGCGCTTTAGTGTCCACGTTGTATGGCAGGTACGGACGTGACTGGACGTTCGCCTGATTCCACTGGTCCTCGTATCCGCTGATCATTGCTTCGGTTACGAGGTACGGAGCCTTCGGCAGGAGCGCGCTGCGCTCGATCATGTCGGAGGCGCGAGAGTTGTAGGCGCGCTGCGGATCCTTCGCGTGACGGATCAGCGACTGGAACTTCCGGCGGCCTTCGATGTTGATGTACCGGCCGGGGCAGCGGACCACGGGGATGCGCTTCCAGTCGTAGTAGTACGGGCCTTCGAGAACGTTCGAGCCGTCGCACTTCACCCACATGACCTGCCACACTACCGTGCGGCGGATCATCTTGTTGCCCTGCTTATCTGTCGCGACACGCGTCACACCGTGCGTCTCGTGCGTGATCCCCATCTCATCGAAGTGCGCTTCCTGCGCGCGCTGATCGCTGTCGTAGTCCACGACCGTGCCGTCAGTCATCTTCGCGATCTTCTTCTCGCGCGGGATGCGCTCGAAGTACTCGGCGATGCGGACTTCCTTGTCGGTGAACCAGCCGTAACTGTCGCGCGACACCTCGAAGGTCAGACCACTGCCGTCGCGGTACAACTGGTGGTACACCTCTTCGGCGATGCGCTCCGCCACGATGCAGCGGTTCGCGTCCCCGCCGCACGGGTCCGCGCACTGCGGATCCCATACCACGGTCTGCGGGTTCGAGATGTTGATCAGGCGCAGTACCTGATCGAATGCGCCGTCGCCGTCGTCGGCCATGTACGTGGGCATGATGCGCCACGCGCCGAAGCCGCCGGCCACGGCGTACTTGTACTGCTCCTCGTAGATCGCATCGGCGCGAGAGCACTGCTCAATCGAGCGGCACAGGCCGCCGAAAATTTCAGCAACCGGTTCGCTCGCGCCATCCGAAGCTGGCCGAACCTTACCTGCGGGTCGTGTCTGCCGCATGTCGGCAACCACGATGTTGATCGGCTGGAGGCAGCGGTTGAATGTGTAGCACGGTTTGCCGCGCCGGTTCTGGAGGACGACTGGATCCCACTGGCCCTGCGCTTCGCAGTTGTAGGCGAAGTTCAGATCTTCCGAATGCATGCGGCGGTTCTCTTCCCACGCGCCCACGCCCTCGTCGTAGAAATTCCGGATGCGCGACATTAGCGCGCCATCATCCGGTATCTCGTACCCAGGCGTGTTCGGCAGCTCGCCGGTATCACCAGGGATAGAGGAAATCAGGTCAAAATTGTCTCCAGAATTTGACGACATCATGTCACCGCGAAACTGTTGTTCTTCTGCTGATTCGCCCGCGCAGTCAAAATCTGCAGATTGGTGTGAACGTGTAGGCCGGATACGAGTTCACCCTGTAAAGGAACCACGTGATCCACCTGCATATCAATTCCAAGTTCACGGGACATCTGGGCTGCTACCTCGTAGACAATCTCTGCTCGCCGTTCGTCAAACCACGGTGGTGTCTGCTGTTTCTGTGTCGCGTAACGTTTCATAGCGTGGGCGGCGTAGCGGCCCAGATTGGCGCGGCGATAATCCGAATTCCAATTCGGATTCTTGGCGCGCCATGCTCGCGTCCGCTCATTACATAGCTCGCGATTAGCGGCGCGCTCACGTGCTGCCTTCTGGCGACGGCGTTCTTTCTCCTCCGGGGTATCTTTTACTTGGAGGTAGTAAGCGTGAATGCGAGCTGCATCCGCCGCGCGGCGAGCTATGTCGGACATTCGTCCAATATCGCCCGCTGTCCGTCGCCAACGAAAGCGCCCCCGAACGTGTTCGGAGGAATATATTGAGGCTGCCCGGAATCCTTCCATTCGTGGATGTCCTTGCCGTCTTTGGTCTTCTTGCCGTTCTTTTCCAGCGTCTGATACCGGATACGCATCTGGTTGCGAACGGCTGGGTTCTTGAAATTGAACGCCTGGACCTTGCCCTTGCGCTCGACCACGAGGTTGCGCATGTTGGCGGTCACGTGGACCGTGTAGGTGCCGAGGGAGATGTGCTTGCCGTCGGGGCCGACGCGGCGCGGATCCTTGTCCTGGGGAACCTCTTCGATGGTCTTGCCAGTCGCATCCTGATACCGGTCGAACTTCCAATCGGTTCCCAGGACGGGAACGCCGCCTTCGCCGGCAATCTTGTCGGCGCGTTCTACCTTGTGCGCGGTCTGCTGACGCAGGCGCAGACCCTCTTCATGGGTCAATTTGAGTTGGATAGCCAATGTCTCACCCTCCGTTAAATAGAGCCGCGCATGGCGCGAGCGATCAAAAATCTCTTCATCTCTTCCTCGTGGCCTGATAGTAATTCCGGCAAGCCGGAACGCCGGGACTTGAGTCCCCATACCTTCAGCTTATCGTCCGTATCAACGAACAACAGCTGGCCCGCGCGGCGGAATTCGTAATCGATCCCTGCGACGGAGATCAGCCGCTCCATATACCGCCCGGTGACGCCATTTCAGGAGTCCAAGCAAACCACGGCAGTTTGGACGACTCGGCGTCGGGCGGCACTTTCGCCACCGCGAATCCGCTCATGACGTTGTAGCGCATGGCGTCCATCAAGTGGTCGTTCTTCTTGATGATCTCGCCCTTCTCGTCGCGGCGATAGAGCTTCACTTCTTTCGTCCAGTGAAGTAGCGTGGTGAAGATGCGCAACTTCTGCGTCGAGAGCGCGTCCCAACATGTCAGGAGTCCAGAGACGACCGTGTTGTCGGCTTTGGTGACGTTCAATCCCAGACCGCGATAGGCTTCGATCAGCCGCTCGCCATCAGGGCCGCGCGCCTTCTCGGCGGCTGGGTCGATCACGCCAGGGCACCAGCGACCGCCGCGCAGATTGATCGCGGCGGCGTGAACCGCCGGATGTTCCTGGCCGACGTAGTATTCGTCATACGCTACGGCTGGGTAGCGGATGTTGTTGTCGCGGTCAATGTACGGATGGTCGATGTCCCACGCGAACCAGATCACGGCGGTGCAGTTCCAGCCTGGGTCCATCCCGTAGCTGCGCGGCCAGTGCGCCGGGATCTCGAACGGGCGACACGTCATCTGCGATTCCGCAATCGGATAAATCGATCCCTGACCGTGGCCGGGGATACCAGATTTTCGGGCCTGTATCTCGTACGGCGCGAGGCCGCGCAAGATCTTCTTTTTTTCGGCGTCAGTCAGATGTGGCACGTCGTCCATGTCCAAGAATGTGGCGATGCGGCTCTCGTTGGGAAGATCATTCATGTAAGCGCGGCCCGTAACAAATATGCTCGTGCTCGCCCAATGCCATCCAGATCATCGCCTAATTTTCCGATACCTAGATTACATTCAGAACACAACCAACCCCGAAACTGCCCTGTACTATCGTCATGATCGTTTGCTAAACGTTTCGTCTTAGGGGCGCGTCCACAGCACTCACATATGATAGGTTCCGGTCGCGTTGGAGCCGGCAAACCGTTTCGCTTCCATGATGATTTACGCGCGGTGTCCGCCTGTTTCAAACGATACGCGGGATCTCCCATGCGCGCGTCTCGGCGTATTTTATACTCGCCTTTCTTACGTGCGTACCGCTTCCTAAGTTGTTCGCGTCTACAAGCACGGCAGTGGCCGTCGTTGTAACGTCCCGCGTCACCGTGCGTTTTACATGGCTTACTCATTTATCACCATGTCATAGTCCTCTTGATCGTGGTTATATTCACGTCGTTTCAGTAAACTATGCGCCGGATTAAGGTCTGGAAGAAAACTTATCATAAGTTCGGAGATACCCTTGAGCGGCGTCTCGGTCAATGTCAGGATGCCGTTGCGCTCGCCGGGCACGGTGCTCATCAGTCGCAGCGAGCACTCGGTATAGATCTCGATCTTCGGTTCTTCGTCCGGGTGGATAAGATCCTGCTGCGTACCCTGGAACGCTTCGCGTCCCTGGTCGTAACTCTTGAACGACAGCGTCGAGATACCGTCATATACCCCGTTGGTGTGGTGATGCACGAACACCGACTCGTAGGCGTTTGCGATACCGTGCTTGGATGTCGGGTCGCCCGCGAACAGATCGATGGGGATCATGCCGGTCCCCAGCAACGACGGCACGCCCGGCTCACCGCAGAACTTCTCCTGCAGGATGTCGCGGACGTTCTTCGCGGTGTCGGTCGCTACCCACGCCCCGATGGGCCTATCGAAGCGCCGGCCTTCCCACCACTCCGGATAGAGCCCGGTGAGGTGTAAGGTATCCTCATATGCGCCAGCGTGCGTTTTACCCGTTCGGTTCCCACCGAACAAAGCTCGCTCATCGTATATAGCCCCAAGCGCGAAGTGTTGCATCTGCTTAGGGTATGCGGATCTAACTTCTTCATCACTAAACCAAGTCGCTATCGTCGTGTGTCGATCCCAATATAATCTCGACTTCCACGTCCGCGTCTGCATCAGCTGTTGCGGGGGTGTTAGTTTGTCCCACAGACTTATTAGCTCGGATAGTTGCTCTAAGTCGTTCTTGTTGATCAATCGATCCCTTAAGGACTGATAGCATCTGGGCAAGTTCTGCACGCGCCTGCTCCGGGTTTATCGTTGGTCGGTCGGCCAAGCCGCTCTTGGCACCGAATTCTGTGAATTTGCTCTGCGCCATCGCGAGTCCGACGCGATCATTGCCGCTGCCGCGCGATTCCATGCTCCAGAGCTGCACCTGATCGACTTTCAGGCG